AACACAAGGATAATGGATATTGTCTGAAGAGACACCCAAAAAAAGAGGCAGAGGTAGACCACGAAAGGGTGAAATTGTAGAAAAAACTGCAGGAACCCGTGGCAAAGTAGGCCGACCCAAGGGTGATGCTTCTATAATTAACGAATACAAGGCCCGTATGCTGGCTTCACCTAAGTCAGCTAAGGTACTAGAAACTATATTTGACGCTGCTCTGGACAACGAACACAAGAATCAGGCCGCAGCGTGGAAACTTTTGATGGACAGGATACTGCCTGTCGGTGCATTTGAGAAAGCGGTCCCAAAAGATGGAAACAGAAGTGCGATCCAAATTAATATCACTGGGGTTGGAGGCGCAACAGTTGATTCTAGCTATCCAGAGAGCAACACAATCGAAGGCGAACTTGTGGATTGACGAGGCTGAAGAGCAATCTGGACTGTTTTTTGAGTACCTCAGGACTAAAGTAAGTTGAGATACTTTACTGTAGACGAGTTTAACTGCCAACACACTGGTGAAAACCAGATGGACCCTGAGTTTATGGAGTTAGTAGATGAACTTAGACATCGTTGTGATTTTCCTTTTATTATTACTAGTGGCTATCGTAGTCTAACCCACCCTATCGAAGCAAAAAAAGATGTACCCGGAACCCATGCGCAAGGCATAGCGGCTGATATAAAAGTAAATAATGCAGCAGAGAGGTACACGATCATAAAAAACGCTTTAGAGCTAGGTTTTACGGGTTTAGGTGTCGCTAGTACTTTTATTCACGTAGATACAAGGGGAACAACCCCAGTTTCTTGGTTATACTAATATGATTACAGTTCTTGGCGCTGATTGGTGTCACGGTTGTGAAGCTATATTAGAAAAATTAGAAGAACTAGATATAGAACACGAGTACGTTTGTATACCCCCCGGTCCAACAGGGTGGGATATGGTAGAGCGGATGACAGGACGAAGGGCAGTACCTGCTGTTTTTTACAGGTTTAAAAATCCCAAAGAGTTTATGCAATCTTTGGAAACAATGGGGCTAACGTGACACTGTTTTTACTTGTATCTCTCATGTCCCTGCCCATAGTAACAGGAGCCATAACGTTTTACTTGAGTTGGAAGCTCTGTGACTGACTTAAACGTACAGTTACTGCCGTGGCAGCAGGAAGTTTACTCTGATCCTACTAGGTTCAAGGTAGTTGCTGCTGGTAGACGTACTGGTAAATCCAGACTTGCGGCATGGATGCTGATTATTAATGCTTTACAGGCCGACAAAGGCCATGTGTTTTACGTAGCGCCTACGCAGGGACAAGCCCGTGACATTATGTGGCAGACCCTCTTAGAGCTAGGACACCCTGTGATTGCGGGATCACATATTAACAACCTGCAGATCAGGCTGGTCAACGGGGCCACGATTAGTCTCAAGGGAGCCGATAGGCCAGAGACAATGCGTGGTGTGTCCTTGAAGTTTCTTGTGATGGACGAATACGCAGATATGAAACCTGACGTATGGGAGCAAATTCTCCGTCCAGCACTGGCTGACCAAAAAGGTCAAGCATTGTTTATAGGTACGCCTATGGGCAGAAACCATTTCTACGAACTGTACAAGTACGCGGAGCTAGGCGATGACGAAACCTACAAAGGATGGCACTTTACGAGTTATGACAACCCCATATTGGACCCTAGTGAAATCGACATTGCAAAAAAGTCTATGTCAAGTTATGCGTTTCGTCAAGAGTTTATGGCATCTTTTGAAGCGCGTGGGTCAGAAATGTTTAAAGAAGGTTGGATTCATTTCGGTGAAGAGCCAGAAGTAGGTGATTATTACATTGCTGTTGACCTTGCAGGCTTTGAAGACGTAAACAAAAAACGGACAAAGAACTCTAAACTAGATGAAACCGCAATCGCTGTTGTTAAAGTTAATCCTGATGGTTGGTACGTTGATAACATTATACATGGGCGGTGGGAGCTTAACGAGACTGCCGCCAAGATTTTTCAAGCCGTTAGAGACTACAGACCCGTCAGCGTTGGTATTGAAAGAGGTATTGCCAAACAAGCTGTAATGTCTCCGTTAATGGATTTAATGAAAAGATATGGCACGTTTTTTAGAGTAGAAGAACTTACTCATGGTAATAAAAAGAAAACTGATCGTGTTATGTGGGCTCTTCAAGGGCGTTTTGAAAATGGTTACGTTAATCTAAACAAAGGAGAGTGGAACAATAGATTTTTAGATCAGTTGTTTCAGTTTCCAGATGCGTTAACACATGATGATTTAGTTGACGCATTAGCATACATAGATCAATTAGCTAAAGTAGCTTACGACTATGAGTATGAAATAGACGATCATGAAATATTAGATGTAGTAGCAGGATATTAATATGAGTATGTTTTGGAAAGAGTTTACAAAACCTTTATCAGAGCCTAAAGTTTTTAGACCGTTTAATACTTACGGAATATATGCAATTAGTGCTGTAGTGTTTTTTACGCTAGGGTATAGCATTTCAGCTATCTAGGAATAAATTATGGCAGAAGAAATTTATAGTCCAGATCCCTTAATGATTCAAGAATCTCTTGAAGAATGGGTAATGACAAAATGTGAAAACTGGCGTGATCATTACGAATCAAACTATGAAGAAAAGTTTGAAGAGTACTATAGGTTATGGCGTGGTCAATGGGACCCTACAGATTCTCAACGTGCATCAGAACGATCTAGAATTATTTCTCCTGCGCTACAACAAGCTGTAGAATCTAATGTTGCAGAACTAGAAGAAGCTACGTTTGGTCGTGGAAAGTTTTTTGATATTAGTGATAATGTTAATGATCAAGACAAACAAGATATAGTTTATCTACGAAATAAACTAACAGAAGATTTTGAAAAGTGTAAAATACGAAAAGCAGTAGCTGAGTGTTTAATTAACTCAGCCGTATTTGGTACAGGTATTGGTGAAATTGTACTTGAAGAAGTTAAAGAAATGGCTCCTGCTACTTCTCCTGTTATGGAAGGAGATTTACAAGCCGTTGGTGTAAACATTACAGAAAGAGCTGTTGTAAAATTAAAACCTGTTCTTCCTCAAAACTTTTTAATAGATCCCGTAGCTACATCGGTTGAAGATGCTTATGGCGTAGCAATTGATGAATTTGTTAGTAAACATAGTGTTGAGTTATTGCAAGAAGAAGGTGTATATCGTGAAGGCTTTATTGAGTCAGCCGCTTCTGATACAGACCTTGAACCAGATCAAGATCTAACAATTTATAATGATGATAAAGTAAGGCTTACAAAATATTATGGTCTTGTTCCTCGTGAGTTGTTAGAAGAAGAAGATGTAGACATAGATGACGATAATGATTCAATGTATATTGAAGCGATTGTTGTTATTGCTAATGGTGGTACTCTTTTAAAAGCAGAAGCTAACCCTTATATGATGGGTGATCGTCCTGTAGTTGCTTTTCCTTGGGATGTAGTACCGGGCCGTTTTTGGGGCCGTGGTGTTTGTGAAAAAGGTTATAACAGTCAAAAGGCTCTTGATACAGAATTACGAGCACGTATTGATGCATTAAGTTTAACTATTCATCCAATGCTTGCGGTAGATGCTACAAGACTTCCTAGAGGAGCTAAACCAGAAGTACGTCCCGGCAAAATGTTGTTAACTAACGGAGATCCGCGTGAAGTATTACAACCGTTTAATTTTGGACAAGTTGGACAAATCACCTTTGCCCAAGCATCAGCACTTCAGCAAATGGTTCAACAAGCTACAGGCGCAGTGGACTCTGCTGGTATTGCAGGTCAGGTTAATGGTGAAGCAACAGCCGCTGGTATCAGTATGTCTCTCGGCGCTATTATCAAGCGCCATAAGCGTACTCTTATTAATTTTCAACAATCCTTCCTGTTGCCTTTTGTAACCAAAGCGGCACACAGATATATGCAGTTTGATCCTGATAATTATCCTGTTGCTGATTATAAATTTACAGCTACAAGTACATTAGGTATTATTGCTAGAGAGTATGAAGTTACCCAGCTAGTGTCTTTATTGCAAACAATGCAACAAGACAGTCCTTTGTATCCAGTGTTAATTCAAAGTATTATTGACAATATGAACTTGTCTAATCGTGAAGAACTTATTGCAACTATGCAGAGAGCTTCACAGCCTAATCCTCAACAACAAGAAATGGCTCAGATGGCTCAACAAGCACAGATTGAACTGCAACAAAGCCAAACAGCGGCGTTGACAGGTCAAGCGGCTGAGTCTCAAGCAAGAGCGGCTAAGTATGCAATTGAAGCTCAACTTGCTCCTGAAGAGCTTGAACTTGAAAAAATTGAAGCTGTTACTAAAAACCTTAAAGAAGGGAATGAAGACGATAAAGAATTTGATAGGCGTCTAAAATTAATGGATCGGCTTTTAAAGCAAAGGGAAATAGAAGGCAAAACTAATAATGCTAATGACACAAACAGAACTCAACAAGCTCCTAAAGCAAGTCAACCAAGCGTTCAAGGATCTCAAGGAACAACTCCAAACTTTACAATGCCAAATGAACGAGTTAGAGGACAAGGTTAATGCCAAAGAAAAAAGATCCAAAACTAACACGGGCAGGAGTCAGCGGGTACAACAAACCAAAAAGGACTCCTAATCATCCAACCAAAAAATTTGTAGTAGTTGCTAAAGAAGGTGACAAAACAAAACTTATTAGGTTTGGCGATGCTAAAATGACTATTAAAAAAGATCAACCAGCTAGGCGTAAATCTTTTAGAGCAAGGCATAAATGTGATACAAGTCCTCCAAGTAAATTATCAGCTAGATATTGGTCATGTAAAAAATGGTAATAAGGAAATTCCAATGAAAGGTGTAAAACATTACAAAAAAGATGGAACTCTTTATACAGGCGGTACTCATAAAATGCCAAACGGAGAGCTTCATTCAGGTAAAACTCATGGTAAAACGTCTGTAAAATTATTTCATTATAAAGATTTGTCTAAAAAAGCTAAGGAGAAAGCTGATGCCGGGAATGTACGGAAAA